AATGTAAGTGTATCTTTAAGTTCGAGTTCAAGTGAGAGTAAGTCAGTTAGGCAGTTTAATTTAATGGCTGGATTAGAACATACTCCAGAAGCTAAACGCTACACTAAGTACGCTAACAACTTCGCTGAGTTCGCAGTAGACCCCGTGTGGGTCTATATGTTTGACCCAGCCTTAGCCAAACAGGTGATGCCAGAGACAGCAGCACTCATCCGCAAGGAGTTTGCCAAAGCTGGCAATAAGCAAATCCAGTTCTACAGCCACCCATTCGCAACCATACTTGCTGTGGTATCCGCTATGGGACTGCTTGCCGCTGGATCAGAGGAAGACGAAGAGCCCATGATGGCTCCCGGTATTCTTTCCGCATAACTAAGGTGCCCCTTCGGGGGCATCTGTCACTCAAGGAAGCAAATCGTGAATAAGACAGCATTTGACTTGGTGCCCTTCTTACAGGGCATCGAAGCTATAAAGGCGTCTAGCCTCAGCAGTTCTGACAAAGACAAGGTACTCGCAGAGATGGCAGCGGCACTCCCAGCCCCTGTGTTCTGTAAGTCCTGCCCAACGACCCTCAAGATCATTGGAACATTAGTAGGAGTAGAAGATGCCAGTGCCCAAAGTACCAAGAAAGAAGGCACCAAAGAAAGAGTTGACCCACCCGAACAGGGCGACTCCAAAAGCAAACAACTACTTCACAAACCTAATGAAAACCGAAGAGGGAAGGGCTCTAAGAAAGCAGTGGTCAACAAAAAAGCGTAAGAACGGAGGCAGGCCACAGGGAACACCTGATGGCTATACTCTCGAAATGATCACGCCGATCAGGAAACAGGCAAAAGCAGATGCTGAAAGGATCGTAGCAATCATGGCCAAAGAGAATGACATTGATGACGTGTATGCCATTGAGGCACTCAAGGCAGCAGTAGAAATCATGCGTGAACCGGGACAAAACCGGGACCGCCTAACAGCAGCACGAATGGTCTTGGACTTCACCAAGACTAAGCCTGCCGCAAAGAGCGAAGTCACTATCGGTAAAGCCGAAGCATTCTTGGAGTCGCTCTTAGTAGTAACTCCAGAGGATGAGCAAGCCGAAGATGGACAAGAGACTTAAAGTAGTACGCCGCAAACTATACGATGACTTTGACTTTTACAGTAAGTCAGCCCTCAAGATCAGAACCAAGGACGGTGACATCAAGTCGCTCAACTTGAAGCCAGCCCAGCGCATTCTCCAGAAGGCCGTAGAGGACCAAATGGAGACTGAAGGCAAGGTACGCATTATCATCTTGAAGGCCCGACAGCAGGGTCTATCGACCTACGTTGGCGGCTATCTGTACTTTAACGTGTCCCAGCGCAAAGCCTGCAAGGCTCTGGTTGTCACACACCACTCCGACAGTACCCGTGCTCTCTTCGATATGACCAAGAGATACCACGAGAACTGCCCTGAGTTACTCAAGCCTCACACCAAGTATAGCTCTCGCCGGGAACTTACGTTTGATGTCCTAGACAGCTCGTTTGTTGTTGCGACAGCTGGTGGTGAAAGCATTGGGCGCGGTGAGACCCTGACCCATGTCCACGCCTCTGAGCTTGCCTTCTGGCAGAAGTCTACCGCTCTGGAGAACTGGAACGGTATGACACAGGCTGTACCCAACAAGAAGGGCACTGCCATCTTTGTCGAAAGCACCGCTAATGGTGTCAGTGGTATCTTCTATGACCTCTGGAAAGGTGCCGTAGAAGGAGCCAATGGCTATGTGCCAGTGTTTATACCTTGGTACATTGATCCAGAGTATCGTGAGCCAGTGCCGGAGAACTTCGAGAGAAGTCCAGAGGAAGAAGAGCTGTGTGAGAAGTATGACCTAGACGATGAGCAACTCATGTTCAGACGCCGAAAGGTTGCACAGAACGGAATAGATTTATTCCATCAAGAATATCCAGCCACCCCAACTCAGGCCTTCCTGACAACTGGGCGTCCTGTGTTTAACCCAGAGGGACTACAGGAGAGCTTAGAGACAGCAGAAGACCCAAAGCAACGCCTCGCTCTTGAGGCTGATGATTGGCTTGAGAACACTCGCGGAGAACTGACGCTCTATCGCACACTTGACCCCGGTGAACAGTACACAATCGGTGCTGATGTCGCCATGGGTGTCAGAGGCGGTGACTTCTCAGTCGCTCAAGTATTAGACAGTAAGAAACGACAGGTTGCGACCTATCGTGCCCAAGTTCATCCAGATTACTTCGCTGAGGTGCTCTACAAGCTAGGCGAGTTTTTTAACTTTGCCTACATCATCGTAGAGAACAACAGCCACGGTATCTTAACGTGTACCCGTCTTGGGAAAGACATGGCCTACCCCCACTTCTACACAGAGGTGCAGGTAGACAAGTTGACAGACAAAGAGACCATTAAGTTGGGCTTTACTACCACTTCCAAGACAAAACCCCTGATTATCGATGAACTCAGGGCCTCAGTTCGTGAGGGTAAGATCGAACTAAACGATAAGGTCACTATCCGAGAGATGCTTACTTACATCGTCACCCAAAGCGGTGGCATGGAAGCTGAAGCCGGGTGTTTCGATGACTGCGTAATGTCTTTGGCTCTAGCAAACCACATACATGAGGGTGCTTGGGAGCCAATAGAGGCAGTCGATGATTATTACATTGAGATGGTTTAGACATGAAATCACAAGAAGAATACAAAGCCCTTGATGACGAAAAGATCGTCTCAATCGTAGACACTAACCTCCGCCGATCCATTGGCTACTACGACAGTGAGCTATCAAAAGAGCGCCGCAAGGTAATGGATTACTACAGCGCCGCACTTCCCCGCCCAGCGCACGATGGTAACAGCAAGTATGTAAGCCAAGATGTGTATGATGCCGTAGAGAGCATGAAGGCTGCACTTCTGGAGACCTTCAGCACAGGCAACAAGACCCTACGATTTACTCCGCAGGGTGCTGAAGATGTTGCAATGGCTGAAGTATGCACTGAGTACACAGACTATGTGCTTCACCGCCAGAACAACCTCTTTGAGGTAATGCAGACAGTCATACATGATGGTCTTATTGCCCGTGCAGGCATCTGTAAGGTCTACTGGTCCAAGCAGTCTGAGAGCCACATCGAGGCCGTTGAAGACCTGACTGAAGATGAGCTTGATGCTCTTCTGTCCCAAGACAACGTAGAGATCGAAGAGATCGTTGAGGATGAGTATGGTATCTCCAGCGGTGAGCTGCGTGTTTACCGTGATACATCCCAAGTCAAAGTAGAGGCTATTGCTCCCGAAGAGTTCCTCATTGAACCCCAAGCAAAGTCTCTCGATACTGTCAGCTTCTGCGCTCACCGCACCAAGAAGTCTATCTCTGACCTCATTGAGATGGGCTACGATGAAGACTTGGTGGCAGACATTGCTGACAATGAAGACACTGACTTCGACAACGACCCAGAGATACTATCGCGCTTTGATGACATTGGTGCTGACCGTGGCTTTAACGCCAAGGGCTACCAGCGCCAGACACGTCAGGTAACTGTAGTCGAGGCTTACATTGAGCTTGATGTAGAGGGAACAGGCACAGCCGATCTGTACCGTGTAGTCAAAGCATCAAACGTACTCCTAGAGAAAGAGATGGTCACTCGCCGCCCATTCGTGGCCTTTGTACCGCTGCCGATCCCACATGCCTTCCATGGTAACAACTTTGCTGACAAGCTCGTGGGTATCCAGAACGCTCGTACAGTTCTGACACGCTCCATCCTCGACCACGCAATGATCACAAACAACCCACGCTACACTGTAGTCAAAGGTGGCCTTACGAACCCTCGTGAGCTTATCGACAACCGTGTTGGTGGTATCGTCAACGTCACACGCCCTGATGCAATCATGCCTATGCAACAGGCCTCTCTGAACCCGTTTGTCTTCCAGACCATTCAGATGCTGGACGAAGACAAAGAGGATACTTCTGGTGTCTCACGCCTATCTCAGGGCCTCAACAAGGACGCTATCAGCAAGCAGAACTCTGCTGCTATGGTTGAGCAGTTGGCAACTATGAGCCAGCAGCGCCAGAAGATCATCGCTCGTAACTTCGCCAACAACTTCTTGAAGCCTCTGTTTACTCTGGTCTACCAGCTAGTCGTAGAGAACGAGAGTGAAGATAAGATCGTTGAGTTGGCAGGTCGCTATGTGCAGATCAACCCAGCTCAGTGGACTGACAAGCGTGATGTGCAAGTCGAGTTCCACCTTGGCTATGGCGACCAAGAGACCATGGTGCAGAAGTATCTGGCCTTTCACACCCTCTTCTCACAAGACCCAACACTGGGTCAGATGTATGGCCCCGACAAGAAGTTCAAGATGTTGGCTGCTGTACTTGAGAAGTCTGGTATCAAGAATGTTGCTGACTTCCTTACAGACCCAGCACAGATACCTCCACCGCAGCCTGATCCAGCACAGCAGATGCAAATGCAGATGGCTCAGAAGCAGCTAGAAATTCAGGAACGTCAGACAGTCGTGTCAGAGATGAAGGCACAGTTTGACGCTGAAATTGCGAAGATGAAGCTCCAAATGCAGCAGATGCAGGCGCAAGCAGACTTCGCACTCAAATCGGACAAGATGGACCTCCAAGAGAGCCAGCAAGAGCACAAAGAATACGTCAACCTCCAAGAACTTGAGATTGCGCGTAGTGCTGAAGATGTCCGAGCAATCGCAAGCCCTAACGGGTAATTCAACAGGATAGCATATGCCTACACAAGAAGAGCAACTTGTGGTGGCTGGAGATGAAGCGGAGGCGCTACTTGGTGCCTCTGCATTCACTTCTGTCATCAATGAACTTGTCGAGCAGACCTTCCAAACCTTTGTCAACACAGCGCCAGAGGACCGGGAGAAACGTGAGCAAACCTACAACCACTATCGCGGATTAGTCGACGTGGTGAACACACTTAAACAGCGAGTGGAAGTGCGTAACAGCATCCACGAAGCAGCAAATGGCGACAACAGCCAAGAGGACCAGTAGCACCATGAATAACGTGCAAGATACTAACTCTGAGCCCCGCGTATTCGATCTAGATGATGCGGCTGATGCAATCTTAGGACGGTGGGATGACGGTGAAGACCTATCAGACCCCGAAGACGAAGATGCGACATCCGAAGACATCGATGAGACAGATGTTGACGAGGATGATACTGAAGAAACCGAAGTCGAAGATGAAGACGATGAGGAACTTGAAGACCCTGACGCTGATGAAGCTGAAGATGAGGAAGACAATGAGGAAGAGGAAGACGATGAGCCACAGCTCGTGTCTGACGAAAGCCTTGTGGAAATCTCCGTCAACGGTGAGCAGCAACAGGTATCTGTAAAAGAACTCAAGCGTCTATTCGGACAAGAGGCATCTTTAACCAAAAAGTCTCAAGATTTAGCAACTCAGCGGAAAGCAGCAGAACAACAGTTTGCTCAAGCGCAGTTGTCATACCAAAAACTCTTAGAACGTGCAGAAGAACGGTACAAACCGTACACCGACATCGACATGCTGGTGGCCTCTAGGCAAATGGACCCAGAGACCTTCGCCCAGTTTCGACAAGATGCACGTCAAGCAGAAGATGACCTCAAGTTCCTCAAAGAGGAAAGCGGTAGTCTTATGTCCGGAATGCAGCAGCAGAACCAAGCCGCAGTACAAGCAGCAGCTCAAGAGTGCATAAAGGTACTCGAA